CTAATACATGTTTCATTTTAGCTCTATCAATGCTAGTCCAACGGCCTTTTGTTTCAATGTATATTAATTGACCATTACGTTTTGTAAATATGAAATCAGGAGTATATTTTGCTTTACGTTCAGGTACCACGTAATTAAGTGTTTCTGTTTCGTAATTTAATGGATACTCTGCAGTTTTTATTTGTTCTGCAACTGTATGTTCTAATCCAGATTTATAACCGTATTTTAATGCAGCAGCCCGTTTTGAATTGCCTGAGCTGTGGAAATGATTTTTTTTCATAACTTGTATTATAATTAAGAGTTGATTAATTAATCAGCAAGTCCTGGATTTTTAATTGGCTTACGATATTTGCCTTTTTTATTATAAAAATCCTGAGCTTGTTTGTTTGTAACTGTTTTTTTCGGGTTTCCTTTAAATGCTGCGTTTTGAACTCCAGACAGATAATCCCATTTAATTTTAAAATCCGTAGGTGCTCCTGTGAATGGATTTTGTATACGTAAATATACAGTCATAGACCCGCCTTTACGTATCATGTCAATTACATCATCTTTTCTTCGATTAATTTCTTTAATATTTTTTTGAGTAGCTGTATTACGTATCTTTGCTGCTGCAGCTAATTTTGTGCCCCATGCTTTATTCCATGCTGATTTAAACCATGCAATTCCATTTTCATTAGCATTTGATCTAAATGATAATCCATTCCAACGTAAGTATTTCTTCCAATAATCATGTGGATTTGTTGTTGTTATTTTTCTTAAATCTTTTGCAGCGTCTAAACAAAGTTGATATGCTTTTGTTAATGCAACTTTTTCAGTGTCGCCTTTTATTATATCATCTTTTTTAATGTCATCTTTTTTAATGTCAACTTTTACAGGATCTAATAATACCGGTGCGTTAGTTATTAATTTTAATTGATCATCAGTAAAATTAAATTGTTCTGTTAGTTTTATTTTAGACTGCATTTTATCAATTAATGTTTGCTGGAAGTCAGGTTCTAGAATTTTTCCGTCTTTATTTGTATAGTTAAATATTATCTTAAGATCTACAATTAATCTACTAGTTAATGGCCCATAATATCCTGTCATTTTATCAGTCGCTATAAAAGCTTTCATGTTAGGCGTAAGATTTGACCCAGCTTTTAGCTGAGTTTTTAATTCATCTTGAAATATTTTTAAATCAACGTTGTCTTTCATGCCAAAGGTAAATGTTTGCATTTTTATTGATGATCCATCGATGTTTACGTTTTCAACTTCGCCTGAGCCTACTTCTTGTTTGTTAGTATTAGCAGTAACAGACCCATTATCTGTTTTTGTATCATCAGCTGGTGCTACATTGTCTTCGTCAGACATAAATCCAGGAACTTCACTACCACTCGTAGACATTAATGGCGCTCCCTGTTTTGTTAATACTGTTATTAAATCTGCGGGCAATGTTGCATAGCCTGGGTCTTTATCAATAAAAATTATGTTTGAACCCTGGTTGATGTTCGTACGTTTGTCTGTTGAATCATATACTGCCTCTGCTGTACCTCGCGCTTTGTGATGTTGAGCTTCTAAGTCACCGGATTTTCGTCCTATTGTATTTGTTGCGTAACCATCAACAACAACATCTGCGTTGCTATTATCCGGTTCTAAAAGATACTTTACTGCTGCATTAAACTTTGCAGAATTAAATGACTTCATAGTTTTAGCAGTTACTATAATTACATTAGCAACATATTTTTTGTCTGGGGTTTTATGCATATTGCTGCCAACAAAATATGTATAATTTAAATATGAATTATAAGGAGAACTTGTTCCATATTGACTGTTTGTCTGTATCTTTCCACGCACCTGATCAAGACTAATCGGATAATTAGCTGAAATCTTAAATCCAAAACCATATTTACTGGTTAATGCAATAACTTTATTATCAAGTTTAGATATTACTACTTTCTGAGCTGCCTCTGTTATAACTTGTTTAATTAGTTTATTTAAAATAGTATCACTATCTACTTGGTTTGTTAAACGTTTAACGGTAGTAGCTTCTACTACAACCTGTCTAATTATTTTATTTAATATTTTATCCATATCATACTTTTTAATAAATATTTACCAATCAACCATTACCATGTTACCATTCCATATCATTATATTATCTGACTTAAAATCTAGATCTAGATCCAAATCCGTAATATTTAATTTTTCAATATCTGATCGTAATGCTTCTATAAAATTTATAATCATCGGGTCTATTCGTTTTAATCCTGATTGATCTACAAAATCAAAAATAGAAACTTCGCCGCCTTGTTCATATGCGTACACTTTATATTTTTCAACTATGCGATCAATACTTCGTTTTAAATTAGCAGATAATTTTTCTGCATTTGCCATCACAATAACATCAGTATATTTTGCTTGGCCTCCGTATAAATCTCCTACATAATACACCGGAATAAATGTAGAATAATCAGATATTTTATTTTGTATTTGCCGAGCAACTTCAATTTCATCTGTGCTAGTTGTTAGTTTAAAAACTAGGTCTTGATTATTAAATTTGTATACGCGCGCATTGTCCCCGGCGCCGACATATCGAAAATCTTGTGCTTCAATTCTTTTGCCTAGGTGTCGAATTTCTGCGTCAGTCATTTCAGATAAAATTTGTTTTAATTTTATCATATTTCCCTTACAATGTTATTTACTACTTTTGAATCTAGATCTATTCGCAACAAAAAATTCATGTCGACATCAGGCCTATTGCGAATTGCTTGTGCTAATTTTCCTACTGCTAATAATTGACCATGACTATCATATAATCCTATAGTTGTAATATATGGCATAAATGAGCTACCAGTAACAAACGGCAAATACTTTATATCATCATCGCCGGTTAAACTTATATTTGAAGACATATTAAAATCTCCTGCATTTAATTGTACTAGCACATTTAATTCATAGATTGTTTTTGTGCTACGATATGATGCTGTATATGGACATTGCAATATGTTATTTACTCGATAATCTGCAGAAGATAATACTGCAAGTCCTTGCTTTGTAAAAATATTCCCAACATGTGCCGTTTGGAGAACCGTGCCGCCTTCTGCACGGTCATTTAATGCGGCTCGTTGACCTGAAGTTAACTGCTTATTATATATTCTAACTTCATCAATTGAACCTATTAGATTTGAGCTATTGGTGCTATACCCTCCAATTTTTAATGTATCTTTGTTGTCAATTCTTGCAGTTAATATTAATGGATCGGTTTGCTGACTTAAAAACGTGGATGTATCTGTGCCTTGCAATGCATTGTTTGCATACATTTGAATAACACTGCCTGATTTTTGACAAACAATATGTGTCCATGAACTAGTAACATACACTGAAGATGTTACTAAACATTTAATATTCGTTGCCCCAGCAACAGTATAATGTATTTTACCTCCGACCAATTCAATGCGGAACGGATATGACGGAGTAATAGAGCTACTAGCTTTTGTTAATATTAAACCAGGCGTTATAGCAGATGCACTACAAATAAAAAATGAAATAGCATAATCTGTTTCTCGTGTATATGAGCCATTGATATCAGTAGAAATAAATCCACTACCATCAAATTTTGCTGCTAATCCTAAAGATTTTTGTTGCCCGGTGGTAGTCGGTATGCCTGGTATATATGTAACTCCGGAGGATTCATACATGTTTCTAGAAGCATCGAATGATTCATTAAATCCTTCATAAAATATAACATTGCTAATAATTGATCCGGTTGCATATGATGCATCAACAATGTTTCCAAATTTATCACTAATATATGAGCCAGAAACTGTGCTATCTATTTTAAATGAAGCAGGTTTTATGCCATCCCCAATTTTACGTTGCAATATTGAAAAAATTGATGCTGTTTCAAACAAATGTTTAAATGATACATTTAAATTTGTAGGGCCAAATGTATGTGCTGGTGTATCTTTGCGTTTATAGTATAAATGATCGATTCCAAAATATGTTATTGATTGCAATGAGCCATCTATATTTGTAGCATCATTATATGTTAATTCACTTCCTATAATAGGTAATACATTGATGTCTGTATAAATTCCTTGAGATGGTGTTATTAAATCATGGCTTCCGGAATATGCGTACCATTGTTTATAAACATTGAATGGATAAACATTGATATCCGATACGTCTACTGATTTAAACACCGTCGGTATTGGTCCAGTATATGTATCTTCGTTATTTTGTATTTGTGAATATGACATGATAGTTTAAGCCTAGGTACATTTAATATAAATATACCTAGGCTCAAATAATAGTTATTTTAAAAATCTAACTTAACTCTTATTAATGCTTCACGTTGAAACGATTTTAATAATGGTTTAGATAATTTAGCTACAGCCAATAATTCTAATCTATTATTATATAGGCCTATAGTTGTAACATATGTTTTTGGATCATCAATAAAAGATTTTTCTTTTATTTGACCAACACTACCAGTAACATATGATGGATTATTTGAAAAATTATATTCTGCATTTTTAATTCTTACAAAAAAGTGCGTACTAGTAATTTTTTCAGTATTACGTGCTAAGAACACATATTTATCAGCCGTTAACGGATTTGTTTGTACGCCGCTTCCAGATATTGAATGAAACAACGAAAAGTGATTATTTCCTTCAGAACTAGATCCTGTATTTGTTCTAAAATTCAATTGTTGATCCAACATTTTTCCGTCTAATATCAAGGTACCATAATCCGGATATGCTAATCCATAATACACAGATTTACCACCAACTTTATAAATACCACCATTAATTGATCCAGAAACTATACTATATACACGTCCCGACTCTCCTAATTTAGCGCTAGCTTCTGATGAATCATCAATCAATGTTATAACAGATCCACTTGCAGTTAACGACCCTGTTTTATTTGTAATATCAGTTGCATTAGTCATAGTAGCTAATGGTAATTCAAAGTTTCCTGGATCTAATCTTTCTTTTAATAAAGACCGTTTAAAATTAATTACGTATATAGAATCAGTACTGCCTGATCCTTCTGTTGTAAATCTAGTATCTTCTGGAGATAATAATAATTGTCTGTATTGACCATATATGGCTCTACTAGGTGAATCATTTAATTGTCCCACTGATTGCGAACCACTACCCAATGCATGTCCATATGCAATTGAAAATTGTGTTGCACTAGTACTATCACTAGGTGTTGCATTTAAAATATCAACATAATATCTTCGTTGATCGGTTGTCTGCGCAGAGCTAGTAAACATGGTACTTAATCCTGCTACTCCCGTACTCCATACAGTTGCAGAAACAATTTCTGTTTGTTTTGAAATGATATCATTTACGGTATCAAAATTTGTATATGTACGGCCTGCCCTTGATAAATTTTTTGACGCTTCTTGTTGGTCAAACATTTGTTTGGCCAAAACTTGTGCTGCTGCATTAATTTGTTCATTTAATGCTGCCGTCGACATACCGGTAGCTTGTTGTGCCGGCATTGGTGTCGTCATGGGTTTAGATGTCGTCGGCGTAATCCTAGGAGGTGCTGGCTGAGCCCGGAGCTGAGCCTGAGCCCGGAGCTGAGCCTGCCGATTTTGTAAGCCACGCATCACGCTCGGTAAGATTCCATGTCGATGCTGTTGTTTTAATTGATTAACTAATGTTTTCATATTATATTATATTTCTTTTTTTTAAATTGTTGCTGTCGTTGCTTTTTTAACTGTTATACGCATAGTGACAGTTCCACCGGTTTCGTTAGCTATAATAGTTACTGTTGCAGTTTTATCTTCAACCATTTGTGTTTTAGCTGTAACTTTAAACTCAAATCCAGAAACAGCTACACTTTGAGCATCTTCATTATCTCCAATAAATCTAGCAGTTGTAGGCATAATATTATTTTGTAACGCCTTAGTAACAATAATATCGCATACACTTGAATCAGATAATATTGCAGAATATCCTAAAGTGGCATTTCCTCCTCTAAAATTACTAGTGTCAGGAGAAATAATAGTGCTATTACCAGGTGCATTCAATGTAATAGAAGTATTACCAACATTGATAACTGGTATATTTTGTGTTTTTTTAGGCAATGTAATTAATTTATATTTTAATGCTTGAGTTTCATCCGGGATTGCTTCAATTATCGGCATTCCTTCAATGATTGCACCATAATATGCTGTACCTAATGGGTGATCTGAATTCCATAATGAATAATCAACTTCATCATCTCCTAATGCAAATTGCGTAATATTAAATTCTCCAGCTCCGCGGGCTAAAAGTTCTCGTCCTTTAATTGTTAAAATTGCGTCGACTGTAACGCTTGAATTATTTAAATATCCCATAATTTTTTATCCTTTAATATAAATATATACATGTAAAATTTATCTATTTAAAAAATTTCCATTTTTTCCAGGGGTTTGTACTTGAAGTTTATTTGGATTGACAATGAAAAATTCGACTACCGGCCCACCATCTACCGTTTGTTTAGATTTTACATTAAATGCGGTCGACGTTAGTTTGCAGCCATTATATCGATGATTTTTAATTCCAAGTGATAAATTGCTAGTACTAGATGCTGATTGATATAATCTATAAGTTTTGCTTCCAGAAATAAAAGTTGTTATTATCTTAGTTAATGATCCTGATACAATTGAATTTGGCGATATATGCGGTGTATCAATTATTATTTGACTAGCATCAGATCTCCATGGAGGAGTTGATGCCGTTATATATAATTGCGAACCAGGTACTCCCGGAACAAACAATTTGTTTTGAATTATACTAATATAATTATATGTTGTTCCTTGATATCGTTTAGCTTGTGATGAAGTTAAATATCCTTGCAATTGATCATCATCTGATCCTATAATTTGCCTAGATATTTTAAATAACTGAGTATCTAATATTTGAAGCGAACTATTAATTTTAGTTGGTTTCGATATTGGTTGTGCTTCATATATTTGGAATGAACTAGTAATTTTAGTTGGTTTAACCACAGGGCTTGCTTCATATATTTGGAATGAGCTAGTAATTTTAGTTGGTTGTAGTACTGGGTTTGCTTCATATATTTGAAATGAGCTAGTAATTTTAGTTGGCTCCAATATTGTATTTGCATATAACGTTTCATCAACCCATGATTGCGTCATATATAATGGTAATATACCTTCAACTGTTAAATCGCTAGCTAATATATCAATTAACTCATCATCAATTGTTACACTATATGAATTATCAAATCGTTGTATATCTGGTAATATATCTAATTTGCTTCGCTCTAATAACGTTGGTTGAATTAAAACACCTGTTAATTTATTGACACGTGCCGGTAGTAATTGATCCAATTGTTTAAAAAACGACATATCAAACAATGTAAACATGTTTATGTACATGTTAATGTTGGTTTTATCTTTATATTTTTGCCAATACGTATATGAATAATTTATTAGGTCTGGATATGAATTTTTACTAATTGTAGTATCCGGATCACCAATATATTGATTTAAATCGCTATTACTTAATTGTGCTATAATATCTTCATCAACCATTGTCTGCGGAGAAAAATATACTCCTAATTTATTGTTATCTAATGGAGCAGTATCATACTGACTAAATTCAGCTCTTGTTTTTACATCTAACGTACCAATTAAATTATTGGATTCTAATCGTATTTTATTATCATCATAAGTACTTGATCCAATAGATGGGGCATCAAAATAATATGACTCTTCAAGTGAATCATATGGTTTAGATTCAGTCCATCCTGTAAATGATGAAGATATTGCAGAGAATTTAGGTTGTATACCCGAGCTTGTTGTATATGTTTGATGATTTATTTGTGATGTTAATGGTAATCTATAAATTAAATCATTGTATGGATCTGCACTATTATATGCTCCTGGCGCTTTTACATGATTTGCAAAATATGAATTATCTAACGAAGATGACCATAATCGCAATTCTTGCAATTGACCTTGTAATCTAGAACCACCCGTTGTTCCACCTAAAGTTAAAGTACCTTGTCCGGCAAAAGAAGCAGTAGCTGACGCAGATACTACTGTTATAATTTTACCATATTTTGCTCTACTAGCAACTAGGTCTAACTTGTTGCCATTTGTTTTTAGTATAACAGATGTCCAACCACCATCAAATAATTCAATATTTGCAGAACCAGTATTGTTTATTTTTAATTGACCAACAGTTCCAGAAACATAATTTAACGTTACCGTGTTGCTACCAATTGTAAACAAGTTCATGGTACTAGGTAACGTAGGAGTTTTTGTTACATCAGCTGTACGGAATCTTAATTGTACCGTATTAATTGATTGACTGTAATTTGTTGTAACAGTACCAGCAGTATTAGCTATTAAATCTAATGCATAATTTGAAGTAAATGATTCATATATCGGTGTTCGATCAATTTGCGGTCCGCCGTATTCATTAATACTAATCAATGATTTTGGAATTCCATAACAAGATAATAATGCTTGTATACTTCGTTTTGTTCCTTTTGATTTCAAAAGAACAGGTAAATTATTTACAATGCGACGCCAAATGGCATATGTAATATGCTTACCAGATACAGCCGGGTCACCAACCGAGTTAGACCCTGTTAATGGTGTTCCTGTTTCATCTGTACCTAATACATATTTCCATAAATCTTGACCTTGTTGCCCGTCTGTTAAAGACCATCCAAATTGTTTTGCTACCGAATATAACAATTCATTCGGCATTCCTAATTTAGGATTTTCTTCGCGAGAATTAATTTTTGATATATGATTAATATATGAATATAATATATCATAATGATGACCTAACATGTTAACAAATGTTTCTAATTGCACATTGTTTTCATCTAATCGAATATATTCTGGTATTGCATATATTAATGCATTTCTATTTAATTGGTCATATAATATTGACTTTTCTCGAAGATCATCATGCCAAACTTTAAATGTAGGGCTAGTGGTGCTTGCTAAGGTATGCGGTCTTGTTGAATTTAATTTAGGAGCAGGTAAAACAAAGCTACCTGTTAATTGTGATACATGATATGATTCGTTTGGTATATAATGGGTAGTAGTTGTATATGATGATGAATTATAATATAAATATTGTTCAAATCCATCAAATCCTCCAATTAAATTGGCTGCTAATTTTGAAAATTCTGAAGAATTGGTTGATGCCACACTTCCGGATATGTTTGCAATGTCTAAACTTTTTGATGTATAATATTCTAATAAATTTAGTTTGTATATAAAATTTTCAACACGTTCTGTTGCTGAGCTATAAAATATAAAATTATTAAAATTAGAATAATCTAAATTTAAATCCGATGTCGACAATGATCCTGAAAAATATGTATCTATAATTTGCTGTGACGTAGATGTGGACGCTCCTAATAAATCGGTCCATGATTTCAAGCCACTTTCAGTTGATGTATTATATGAATAATTTGCTTGCCAATTAGCTCCGGATATTGATTTAAATGTTTTTGGAATAGTATGTGATATTATACTAACATTGTCTATATATGGACTTTTTAATTCTTCAACAACCCAACATTTAAAATTTATGTCAATTTCATCAGGCAATCTATCTTTTAATTTAACATATAAATGATTGCCAACTACAACACTATTAACAAATTGTACCGTTTGATTTTGACTAAAATTTAATAGATATGTACGATATCGGTCGTCTGGATTATATGTTGTAGATGTTTGTTTTACTGTCTGAATAAAATTAGTAATTGACTTTAAAAATGCAGCATTTTTTTCGTCAATTGCACGAAGTTTAATTTCAGTTCTGTCAGGAGAAATTTCTTCAACTCGCAAATGTTGAATAACATAATCTCCTATTAAATTGCGAAAGAAATTTATAGCAAATTTATAATTTCCTGTTACAATTTTTAATTTATCTAACTCATCTTTAAGATTAATGCCAATTGGCACAGATAATTCAATTTGTTTTTTGGTGACCGAATCTATACGTTTTGGAGTCGCTGAGACTTGTTGAATACGATGTTCACCAGTAATCCATTTATCAGCCGAATAAACATGTAATTCTAAACGTACGTCTTCGCCGGCACTTGCTATCTCCGGTACCTCTGTATATTGTTCGTTTACATATGAAAATAATTGTTGTTCATTAAATGAAAATCGTTCAGCAGCTATAGCATTATTAGCAGATAATAATTTAGAACTATTTTTATACTGTGATATCATGATATAATTTTCATTTTTTTTATTATATTTTTGGCGTTAAGGTTTTAATTTGCGATTCCAAACATCAACCTGTTTTTCTGCATTTGTTACTGATAGCCATGTTTTATCTGCATTGATTATTATTTTTGGGTCTCGAGCGTCGAATGCTGCTTTTGCTAAGTCATACGCAACTTTTCCTTGCTTGGTGCCAATATGGCCTTCATTAGGCTTATAAACAACTTTTGATGTAAAACCATCATTGTTAGACCAACGCGTGAAACCATTACTTGTCTTGCTATCTTCTGCAGCGATAAAAGCTTCTTTTGGCCCAGAACGATACTGGGCCTTTCCAAAAATATCATAGGTTCGGTTAAGTTCTTCTTCCCATTCAAAGCCATCCCGTATATATTCATTATACACATCTCTATGTTCGCTGCCAGGCAACCAATCGTCATATGCGTTTTTCCGGGCGCCAGTTGTTCGACGTCCTTCACCAGATCGCATTCTTTCAACAAGGCCTCGCTTTGTTGGCTCTACGTAGGTATTAAGCACCGGCTCCCACCAATCCGGAGCAACTATAGTTTTCATGTCTCTAATTTGTGTTGCAGACCCAGGCTGATCTGATTCATCTCGAGTAATCCACCTACCATTTTTTCCCTTTCTATACCAGTTTTCCCATGAATGATCCCAATAATTGGTAAATTTACCACCATGTTGGCCAAACCAATGCCATTTTGTATCCCATTGCTCTTTATAATATACAATTACAACGCTAAATTTATCTCCTTGATCATAATCCCACCATGGCACGGTAATATCTAATATCCCGGTGTTTAAGCCAGGTGTTAACGTTGCGTCTATAGCGTCACCTCTATTTTTAATACCAGTAACGGTGTCGGGCGGAAGATCCGGCCATTCATATTCCGTAACCCATCCTGGGAAATAGCCGCCTGAAGAAATTGTCCTATTAGGAGATTCTTGCAACAGACCAATTTGTGCTATTACCGTATCGTTACCAGTTATGCCCTCAACCGTAATATTCCAATTAAATCGGAATCGTAACGGTTTATTTTCATCTTTAATTGCTTTATTAATATAGTATCGATTAGGTTTTTTTTGTGCGTTGCCATCTTCAATTTCAGATAATTCAATTGGCGCCCAATTTTCTGTAGGTAAATCAATTGATTCGTTAGGTTTATATCTTGCAAATATTGGGTCTGGTTTTTCTGGTTCTGCTTGTGGCTGTTCCGGAACATTAATATCAACATCGATGTCTATTGGTGAATAAACAACTTGAACTGGAAACTTGAAATAATTAAACTGTGTATCTAAAACATCGTTTACTGACTGTTTGTTATATCCATACGTGACTCCTTCTATAGTTAACATGTTTGCAGACGCAGATGCATCTATAACAAGGTGTCCTGAATCAACACTGCGTGTATTAACAGCAGCCTCATTTGAAAATGCTGTGATACCTTTTAGTTGATAAACTGTATGATTTGTAGGATTAATTGCCATTATCTAATTACTTTAAAATACGTGTCATTGTTAATATATTGTATTGTAATACCGTCATTTATTTTCAATTGTAATCGATAACTTCGTTCCGGCATAAATCCATTCATGTCAATATGAATAAAATTGCTTGTAGAATCACAACTTAATTTAGTATAAATATTATCGTACGGAATAATTACCTCATCTGTTGCAGCATCAAGTATTGAATAAAATGATGATGTTGGTAAATAATTGACAGTTTCTATAGGAAATAAATTTGTGGCAGATTTTACCGGATATTTATTTCTACTATAAATTCTAATTTTTGCAACCTCAGCTTCATTATAAGCTGGTTTTAACTTGGTATATGTTACATATGAATCTAGATTAACCGCGGTCAATGATCCCGTTGTAAACGTGCTATTATCTAGGTACATTACTAGTTTAGGAACATATATTGTATGTGTTTCTCGACTAAAATATTGTACAGATCCATATGATGCAGTACTGGTTGTATTTATTAATTCTAATAAAAATCCATGATTTGGAATAGTATATCCACCGGATCCGCTGAGCCACAATTTAATGGCATTTGTAACATCTAAATTGATATCAGTAGTACGATAAGAAAATGATTCAGATACAATTAATGAACTAGTTGTTGCTGACCCGGAGCTATAAATCCAACTGCCTCCGCTACCTGAGCCTGATATATAAAGATTCGATCCAGCTGTTATTTGTTGAAGTTGACTGCCACTTATCCATGAATTATTTGGTCTTGGCCCATTCCAAGAAGCACCATCTGTAGTTAATGCAGTTGCTAATCCAGTACCATTATCCCATGACTGCCCAACTATTTTTGCAGATATATCATATTCAGCTGCTAAATTACGGGCATGGGTAGTATATAATTGCAACATGAATTTGCAATCAGTAACTGATTTATTGTATAACGCCAACGATTGCGAAATTTCAGTTACATTGAATTTTAAAAGACTGTTAATTGATGATATGGTATCATCTGTATTTAAACTTTTTCCAACTTCTAATACAGAATTTAGTCCACTATTAGCGTATAGATTGGATTCATATAATGTTGTATCTTTTTCTGCATAAAATATTTTAAACATGTTTTCCTTTAATGACTTACAACGCGACCTTTAATATCTTGGTCGAGAAATTTTAACTCAAATATACTAGGGTCTAATGATGGGTATATTATTCCATTTTTGGTACTTGCATTTAAATCATATACATTTCCTGAATAATTAAATTCAGTATCATATAAATTTTCAAACACAACATTGACTACGTTTTGTACTCCGCGGACGCTACCTATAGTATTTGTTAGGTCTGATTTTATAATTGGTTGATTTATTTGCCAAGCATCTATAGAAAAATATGTTTTTATTGCATTAATACAATTTAATAAAACCTCATTGCTGTTATAATTAGATAATACAGTAATTTCAAATTGTATACCAATATTGATAATAAATGCATTTTTTATATTTACAGCATCAGTTAAAATTCGATAATGATCAAGATATGTTTTTAAATTTTCTTTAACTGCATCATTTAAATGAGTCAATTGTTTATTTTGATTGAAGCCTAAAACATATAAATTCATTGCTAATGGATTAGCAATTCTAGATTGTTGCATATCTTTTTGAGAAATTTGATCGTCGGGTATGATATATGCTTTTGCAATACTGCCAAATTTGGCCGGCATTGAATATGTTCGTATAATATAATCTTCGCGAGTTACTAATCTTGCTTGTGTTGCAAAATTTGCTAATGCATTATTTTTTATATCTTGCAATGAATCAGCAGTTCTTGCTCCTGCAGCTGCCTCTGGATTATTAACAGTTACTGTATTTTTAATAAAATTTAAAGCAGATGCATTAGTAGAAGAATTAACATCATCATTAAATTTTATTTCATTAATTTTAGTTAATACATTGGATTCAACATTGTCAGATAAACCTGTGCCTACTGAATATTGTACGGTTAATGTAGTATTAGCTGGTGCTTGTCCATATGCTCTAGTATATAAAAAATTAGATGGATCAATATCTATATCAATCTCATTTCTAACTGATAATAATCCATTTCCAACATTTTTTGGATTCGGAATTAATTCAGCATCATGGTCTTCAGAAACACCAGATCCAAATTGAAGCTCAATTTTATTATCACTTCTAATTCGAGTAATGTATCGTTTTGCAGTCTTTTTCAATTTTAATAAACTAGGAACATTAGCCCGATATATTGAAAGTTCAGGATCATTTTCTGCTAAGTTTACTGCTTCTTCAAATATAGTATCTTGAGCTAAGTATGGAACTTCGTACCAAGCATCTCCGTCTGATTCAGTAACTGATATAATTTCTATAATATTTGTATCAGGCAATAAAATTTTATCATATGCTACTGGACTACCAAACGTATATTCTGCTTGTTTTATATCTCCGGAGACAGCATCTACTTGTTTTTTTAATAAAAAATACGTAGGTTGTTTTGTTACAGAATCAATTTCATAAACGGTAATTTCGGTAGGACTTAATGATGATGAATAATTAAAATCAACCGAGTCAGTAGTTCTAAATTTTGCGTTGCCATTGGTTTGATTAACAATTAATCCGCTAAGTATATTTAATGCAAAACTAAAATCAGGTGATACAGTAGCTCCAGAACCTTTTGCTGGTAATAATTGATATATATCTAACGTAACATGTGCCGGGACAACGTTTTTTGGCTTATATCCTAAAGTCTTAGCAATATCATATATATTAGAACGTTCTGTTGCCTGTTCTAACATTGATTCTTTTAAATTTGTATCTGTATAATATGATAATACGTCTCCAACATATGCTGCTAATTCTACAAATACCATACCGGGAGATGATTCATGAAAATCGTTATATGTATTTGGAAAATATTGTTTTGTAAAATCAATTAAATTTTTACGAAATTGACCAAAATCTTTGTTAAGATATGATATATTTTTTTTAGTTTCCATTAGCTTCCTTGTATAATAATTAACCCAGTATCCGATAATCCGACTGATACCATTGCAGATTCCCCATTTACTGAGAAATTTATTGTTATTAAAATTTGATGTATTAAACTAGGATCGTCATGGTTTGTTACAATATCAATACCATCTAGCGTTATTTCAGGTATGTATATTGATATTGGTTCTTCAATTGTTTCTGTAATAAGTTGTTTAATATTGTCATCTGATGGTTGAAACAATATATCTAATAAATTAGTACCATATAATGGATGGCCATATCGTTCTCCTTTTCTAGTAAATAATAAATTTTTTAATTGTGCAATTGTCAAATCATATGATGTCCTAAGAATTTTAAATGATCCGTTACCGGTAAATCGAACATCAACGCCCGCAGCAATACTAGTATTAAAAAACTTGTTATTTACAGGTTGTACAATATATGCCATTAAGTTACTTTCTTTTTATTTATAACTTTCATCAAATCAGAATAATCTCTTGTAAGTGCACGTGCAACTTCTGGAGCTACTTCATGCAACTTGCCTGTTTCAGGATCTTCCATTATTTTCGGCGCTGCTATATCATTACCCATCATTTGTTTCATATTGTTTCGCATCATACCAAAACCTTGAGCATCTTTAGATGTCATGTTAATTTCATCAATTCCTTCATTCATTAAGGACGCAAAACTAGTTACTGGGTCTGAATCATCATTTATTGCATTTGTTTCATTTAAAATATCTGCCCATTTATTTTCTTTAAACTGTGTACGAGACCGATTTGATTGTGTAACTGGCGGAGCAACTTGTTGTTTTTGTTCAATGATTGTAGATTGAAGACCTTCGCGAAGAATCTCTGTTAATTCTTCTTTAATAACTTGTCGTACTGCAGATTTAAGTGCTAATATAAGTGTTTTTGAGTTCATATGAGTATTTTATAATAAATATAAGTATTAAAATTTTACGGGTTGTCCCCAAGAATCATTTTCTAATTTAGGACCATACATGTTTTTATTGGCATTATCAATAACATAATCTCCTAGTTTACCAAGTGATCCAGTTGGCGCTGCCGTTGTTTGATGCACTTTACTAGGCGCTTCTAAAATTGAAGATAATAGATCTCGTTGTTGACTTAATAGTTGTTCAATTGTGTCTGATCGAAAATCTAAGTCTTCTTCTGAAACATTGACTTTTGTATAAAATTCTGTTTTTAACGCGTCACCGTAGCCAGCAACGTCGTCAATGCCATCTATTCGATCACCTAAACCATCATAACTATTATTGTTATTATTGCTAGAATCACCATCACCACCGTCAGAATCGCCATTATCAGATACTGTAGGAATATCTAAAGGAGGCTCTTCATTGCCGCAGGCATTGCCAACAATATCGGCAGCTGCAACTAGTTGCGGAATTAATGGAGCAAGTTTACCAGGTAGTGTTGCAGGTATTGCTGATAATGAATTTAATGATGTAATTGCATTAACTAGAACGGCATCTTGTATTAACATGAGTTGACTAGCTATAAATACCGGTGCTGTAATTGGATTTGATAATTGAGCAACCGTTAACGTTAGTTTAATGCCTTGCGCAACAGCTATTAAAGATTTAACTGTAGATACCGTTGTTTGTATCTTAGGTACTAGTTGTTGAATTGTTACAATTTGTTTTTGTATTTGTGCAATTTGATCTTTAATTTGCTTGATACTAGGATCATTGCATTTTAAATTAGGCGGCAATTTTGTAGAATCATGTACTACTTTCATAACTTGATCTACTAACCGATCAATTTGTTTATCAAATACACCAACAAATTTATTAACGCCTTTTGCGGGTAGTTTTGGAATCAAATCCAATGGTGGAACTATTGCACTCATATTTTGTCTTTATTTATACGGGTTTTTTGTTATAAAATATTTTGAACTTAACAAAGTTTTTAATTGTTTTTGTGCTGCCGCGGCGCCTGTATAACTTGTGAATCCGCCTAACATGGTACCACATTGAATAGGAGTACGTAGTTGATTAAGAATTTGTTGCAGCATTTTATATAATATGTCTCCATGAACTAGATTTGATGTAGCTGAATCATTTCCAATTTTAACTACACCGGTGGTATTTAAAATGATTCCGCGCGGCGAGTTTATAACAGCTAAATCTGTTTTTGCACTTAAAACAATGCGATCAGCAACACCTATAAATTGAGATTGTTTAAATTCTGACTCATTTGGTAACATTGTTTTTAATGAATTTGGATTTTTTTTGGTACCAAATGATAATCGTTTAACGTTTTGAGTACTAGTTAAATATAAAGATGCATCGTCAGATTCAACGTTTTCAATTGAATATGTTTCAATTGGGTTTATGTTCATTAGTAAGTTAACAGCATCCGATGATGATTGGGCTTGGGTACGTGGTCCAATTGGCCTTACTTGCGGTTTAGATCGTGTATTAGACAATATAATAATAGGATCACCATCTTTATTACTATTCCATGTAGATGCAACAGTATATTCGTCTTCATTTGTTTTGACCGAACTTCCTAATCTAATAGAATTACCCCAACGACCTTCAATTAAAAAGTCTCCTCTAAATGGTTGTTTAGGAACAATTTCAGTTTTTAAAAAATTAGCATCTTCTATAAACGTTGATGAATTAACTGGAATAGATTGGTAATTGTGATTTGCATTAGATATTGTACCAATACTTGGAAAATAATACCATTGGTGCGATCTAGTTGTCCTAGTTGTGTTATTATTATATCCTTTTACTATTAATACCGATTCTCCAATTATTGGAATTTGTTTAATGTTAGCTGAAATTGGCTGCACATTTTTGATAAGAGTTTCTTGAGAACTTTCATAAACTAGTACAGAAATACAAAATAATTTATTTTGTCTACCTAGTTGATCACCGGGCTTATATGTTAGATGGCCTGACTCTAATGGAACTACTTGTCCAATATAAAATTCTATATCTGTATTAATTGGCATCTTAATCCTTGATGTTTATTTTAGATTTTGCTGCAGCAATTTGTTGATCTAATAATTTTTCTTCATGATCAATATTATCTAACTCATCTTGCAATTCTGATGATAATGTTTGCTCAGCTACTTTGAGAAGCTGCTGCTTTTCATCGTCACTAAGTAATCCATCTGCTCCAGATATAGTTTGTTTGGTTGAAATATAACGTTGAACAATTGCTGTTAATTTAACTAGGTGGTCGTCATTTTTTACTGCAACATCTAAATATTCTTTAATTAGCGGAACAATAATTGTAGCATCTGACGCATTTTTTATTAATGGTTGTAGTTGAGATATTAATTGATTGATTTGTCTATCTTTTTTTTTAGAATTATGATAAACATCAGACATTAAATCTGCAAAACTAGTACCTTTGAATAATTCATCATTTTTATCCATTATGTAAACTTCTTTAATATAAATATCAAAAAGGCAAATTTACAAAGTTTGTATGTTCATATTCTTGAAACTTGTTATTATATAATTGTTTTAAAACTTTAATAACACGAGTTATATTAGTTGTCTCGTAACCGGTACGTTCACGTATAAAAATATACAATGCTTTTTTATTAAAATCGTCAATGTTTTCTCGGGTTTCAAATATATGAAGAACTGAGTCTGCAACATGTATATCTGTAGAGTTATGGAACAAATAATTTAAGTTGTTGTAACAATATTCTATATAGGCATCCATAAATTCACGTAACGTTTCAGCCATATCGGTATTATGGATTTCAGTTACAATGTTGCGTTGTTCATCAATGTTTAATTCCAATGTATTTGATTTAAGTTTAGCATACGCTTTTTGATTTTCTGCAATCAAATAATTAAATGATGTTCTAGTATAATATGAATATGCCTTGCCAGCTTCTGGATTAAATTTATTTAATCGTTCAGTTAAATATGTAACCAAGTCAGTTTGCAAGTCTACAAAGGAAGAATCAATGTATGTGGGTTTAACAGTATTTATTAAATTTTCTGCCATTTTAAGAAATGCAGGATATATAAATCGTTTATAGATGCGTTCGCGCTTTCTAGGAAACTCAGCTGATTGATTATATGCTGATATAGCTATATCTGTTATTTTTGTAAAATAATTATTACTTTTCTTCTTCCGTGCCATTGTCGTATTCTTGTTTTAATTTTGTTATAACATCATTCAATAATTGGAAGGTAGTTCCAGATTCGTCGTCTGACTCAAATGCTCCTAGTCGATCTATCTCTTTCATTTTATTGTAACAATCAACAATTGTTGTGTACATGTATTGATTATTTTGTTCTAGACTAGTTATATACGTTAAATTTGATTCGTCTAGATCTTGATTGTCAGCCAATACTCCAGCTAAATACCAAACTCGATATGATAAATACGTAGTAGCTGCTGCTAATACTAATATTATTATTAATGTCATAATGATTGTTTAATTAAATGTTTTGAATATATCGCTAATTGATTGTTCAACTTGTGGATTATTTTCTGCCAAGTTTTTTAATCCATTACTTTTTTGTGTTTTACTTTTTTCGGAAACATGATTAGGAGACCCGTTTTTGTTGTTTCTCCATCGTTCATATTCTATAATAGATGCCATGTGATCTGCATGATGCAAAATAACCGGTAAATTTGTTTTTAATTTTGATTGGGGTGATCTAGAAACAAAATAAGGTTTATTTGCATCGTCATACATGCCATCATGGATTTTAATAGCTTGATATTCATTCCAAGATACATGAACTTTATATTCTTGCAACAACCATAAAGATAAATCTGGTACCATTGCAAATGGAATTGTTGAATTTGTTTTGTAAAGTTTTCCTTGATTTTTACGATGCCAATCTGATGTTTCTATTTGATATACTTCATTACCATCACCCGGGAAACCTGATTTACCTAAATCATGATGCATTGCTGCAAACAACAATTCTTCCGTAGTATAGCCAGACATATCTGCTCCAGATTTACTCCAAGTATCATGCAAAGTTAATGCACAATCCATTACTCGAAGTACATGGTCTACATATCCTCCTGAAAATGCATTATGAAAATGTTCCATGGAAGAAGCTGGCATAAATACCATTCTTTCTTCTAATTCATCATACAGTTTGTTTAGTTGAGAAGAACGAGTAGGAAACAAAGAATTAACTCTATCTCGATATTCTTCCCAATTAGTTTTTATTTTTTGTGCATCTAACATATTTGTTTTATAACAATTATAAAGAATTATTTGCGTAATTCCAATATTTTGCCATTTACTAGTTTAGATGTACATATTGAACATGTAACGCCTGTTGATTTTTCGTCGACCCGTTGACAAACGGTTTCACAATATTTGCATTGTAACTTTTTAAATCCTCGACCTAAATTTTTAATTAATTTTTTCATTCGCGGTCAATATAATAACGAGCTGAATCTAATTTCTTTATTGCTCGTACTAGATTGTCAAGTAATGATGCTTTATCAATTTTGCCTTCTTCGAGGGCTTTACCTGCCGCGCGTACAATTTCGCGTGCATCTTCTACATCATCAGTAAGTTTTGCTTTGTATTTGTAATGTGCCATAACCTTTTCCTTTTTTTTTGTTAACTTAAAATTTCATATTGACTGTAAAATAAATTTTCCAGAACTTCATATGATTCAATATTTGTTTGTGCTAATATTTCTTGTTCATCAAAATATACTCGACCAACCATATCTGCATCGATATCGAAATCTACCATTGATACGGTAAACGTGTCTCCACGCAATAAATCTGTGATTGTTAAATATGCGCCGTCTTGTGCAAAAACATCATTTCCGCCGGGCCTGTTATTCATAGCCATAATATTCCTTAATTTTATTTTTATATTAATAAATATATTACATGCAAATTTTCATGTTCTTGCAACACTCAACATTGATATTTAATAGTGCCTGCTCTTTTGCTTTGGCCTCAACCATAATATCCAATGAATCAACACCATATGTGTTTGGTGTAGTTAAAATATAATCTGCATGTGCTGCCTCACGTATTTTTGTGAATTCTTTGTATTGTTTTTGAAAGGTTGGCCACTTTGGCAAATCTTCTAATGAGATGCCATGATGTGCAAACATGCGTTCTATAAGGGTTTGAGACTCTCTACGGCGTGATTCTGAATAATGGGTACATTGGGTTACATGATGCCGATCCCAAGTCTCTCGTGCTAAAAAGAAGGCTTCACGTTCGGATAAGTCACCAGTATTGAAAGTATGATGCCAATAGTCAAATGTAACGGGAATTGCAATTTCTTGATAAAGCATCTCATAAAGT